GTTCAGTCTATCGCCTTTGTGCCGTTATATCAACATTTCATGATCTTAAGAAATTTTGCATGTCAAGTTGTCTAATCATAGATTTCTTACTTTTAGGAATAATTCTAATTATTTTATTAAAATTAAGAGATCTTTGTTTCTCTAATTGTCCTGACTCTACGAATTCTCGAAGAATTTTTTTTTTTAAAATTCTCTTCTTGAATTTTTTCAAATCTTTATATGAGAGCGAACGCTTAACCGTTGTATCTTTAGGTTCACATAGTTGTTGGATTTTATTAAATAAACTCTTATTTTTAAAAGATCCGTCTTCAATATCACGATCAAATGATACATCATCTTCCTCAGAAAAGGAAGGTCCCACTAACAAGCTACATTCTTTGGGAAGAATGGGCATATTAACGCGAACCTTAAAATTTTCCTGATCAAAATAATATAAATATATTAATCGATCAACACGAGAATCTTTTTTATCAAAAGAGGTACCCAAGCCACCATATTCAATCGGTATATCTATCGATTGAGGAGACTTACTGAGGAACTCTTTATTCTGCCTTACTATTATGGATTTCGGAACTCGATTGCGAATCGAATCGGAAAAACATTTCCCAACATCTAATCCTTTTCGGTTGATTAGTTTGAGATTGACATATGATAAAAGTTTATTACCTAAAATCATTTGTGAATTAAAAGTACCGAATGTCTTGGAAAAATAGTTCTTACCAAGTGAGGGAATAAGACCAGCCTCGCGGCCGATCCTTTCCCAACACTTTTTTTGTTCTATAGTACATCGACAATAGAGATCATCTCCATTAATTAACTTATTCTTTATACCTGCCAAATCTGTTATTACACGATTAGCAAGACAAAGAAGAGGAAAAGAGAGGAGTGAACCCATTAATTGTCCATTTACTTGATTAATACTTTCTATACCAGTCCATGGAGGATAATGAATTTGATGAGAATCAATTTCAAATCTAGCCCAACGTTTAGTTGGTTCATGCCCGATGTTCGAAAGTATACCTTCCAAGATTGACTTCGATAACTGAATACCTAAGTTATCAGTTGCAGCGTCATAATCTCCAGATAAATAAAATTCATTTTCTTCTAAGTCTCCTACATAATCAAGGATATCTTGTAAGGGTCTGCCATGAGTTGCTTTATACATCTCGTATAAACCCAAGGAATTCCACATAGCTATTTGAAACGGTTTCAGAACACGAATGTTCTCATCCGAACAAGTAACCATGCGAGATCCCAGGGATTTTGCAACACAAACAGCTCTTACATTTCGATAATCTTCAATTGGAAGAAGAGGAAAAGAAAGATCCAATTTACGTCGTTCACCATTTGGATTAACAGAACAATCTGAATTAACAGTTAAGTTAAAGTCATAAACGTTCTGGTTCCATCTATAATGATCGACCAAAGTCGGATCGTCTGAGATTATATCTACTTCATGCTTTTCATAGTGAGAAAGCATTTCTGATACTATTTTATTAACAAAATCTTGTCGATCTAAATTTTGAATTCCAGTTCTTTGGGTATTAACCATAATACTGAAATTTTCTATTACTTCGTCACGTCTCTTCTTTAGGTCTTTAAAAATGACCCGATCAGATAAAGCATTTATTAATTCTATAGGAATATGAAATCTCCTATAAATTGCACGAATATCGAAGACATATTGATCTTTAGTATTTTGTCCGAACTGAATCGCATGATCTAAACTACGGTTAGAACACAAGATAATGAACTTTGCAGTAAACAAAGTCCCTTTTTCTCGTAAATCAGCCATAGGGAGAACATAATGATTATCAGTTACTAAGGACACTAATTCTAAGACGTCTTCATTTCCAGAGACACTTTGACCCCAGTCATCAAGAATTACAATTTCTTGACCCGTATAACCATCCCAGTGTTTAGTATTACAATTTCTAACATAAACGTTCTTTTTAAGAGGACGTTTCATTTTTAAGAGTAATCTATTCGCTAAGAGATTTACAAGTCGAGATTTACCTGTACCAGGATCTCCAGTTAGAAGAAGAACAGTTGGTTCGACTCTAGTTGAAGAAATATCTTGGTCAGACTTTAAGAGTAAATTAACTCTTTGACCTCCTTCATGCTTCTTTTTTTGAAAAGTAGCAGACGATGATGGGAGAACTGTTTCGAATGGTTTGTAAAATAAATTTACATGCCTTCCAAACTC